GCATCCGTAAATGCTTTGAAGATTGCAACTGCATCAAACTGGAAATGAGCATCGTTCACGTTCTTAACGAACGTTGGGTTGTTCAAAAGCTGAATGATAATTGGCAACGCCTGAGCCATTTCTTTCTTGGCCCCTAGGTGTGCGCCTGCTAGGACTTCATATTCGAATCTCGCATTGCGAAAGTCAATATGGTCGTCCATATAGTCTTCTCCCAACTCTTCTCCAAGAATTCTTCGAAGAACGGAAGTAGGCAACAACAAATTGTTCAATTCATCCATCTGATACAACCAAGGCTCAAACACTTGGTCTACCAAACGCTCTGTCGGCCCATCCAAACGTGATGCGTTTGCCTGAACGACTGCAGCGGCCCCTGTTCCAGAACGCATACCTGTTGAGCGGATACCTGATGATGCGGCACCCTGAACAACTTGCTCGTTAGCTCCTGAAGTTGCTGCGGCCGCCGCTTGCGCTTGCTGCAAGAACTGCCACGCTTCTCCCGGAACTCCCGGCATTTCTAGAAACTTGAAGGCCTTATCAACATCATCGTCAACGTCGATAATTCCGCCTTGCTTCCATCGGGTGTTCTGTGTAGGAACGTTAAACCCTTTCTTTCTTAAAGCTGTAGGCTGCAAACCGTATGCAAGCAAGTCAAGTGCAAGATTTGTGATTCCTTGCTCAACAACCTGTTCGTATCCGATTAACTGGCCCAATCCTTGCCCATAAAATGAATCCGGTAAGTCTCTCCAATTTGCGCTGAAGAACGGAATCTTTCCGTATGGGTTTGCTTCATTTCGTAGAAGCACGTTCTGCCCGTTATAGGACAAAACAACAATGACTTTATCTCTGTCCCAGCGCTCTAGCATCTCTAGAGAGTTTTGCATCTTATCTGCTGAGGACTTGAAGCTTCTCGGTAGTGCATGCTGTAAATAGCCACGCATTCCTTCCGGAATCGTCAATGAGACATTGTCCACGCCGGTCGTAGGATTAGACAAGAACAAACTCTTTAGAGTTTCTTCACTTGGAATCTTGTATCCCGGAATATTTCTTAGCGCATTCAAATCATCATACGTGACAAAATCACGATAGATAACCCACTTTGCGTTTCGGATATCTCCTACTCGGCATCCCGGGTCCACTAACACTGTTCGGATATCGCAGTACTTAATCCAAGGACGTGATACTTTAACAGCGTCTACGAATGCTTCGTAATCGTCTGAATCCGGAGTGTTGATTGGTGTAGTCGGCATTTGCGTTTGCAATTGTACCGGCTGCGCTTTACGACGGAACTTTCTAATCTTTACGTCGTGTTCTAAATATCCCCACTTGAACGTTGTCGTTCCAAGTAAAGCCATCTGAGACACACCACGCTGCATTTCAGTCTTAAACTTCATGTCCCAAAGCTGCGCTGAGAACAGCGCTGTCTTGGCACGTGTGGTCTTCTGAGGCGTTCCCGGTCTTGGACGAAGAAGGAACGGAGGGTCTTCATAAAAAAGACCCTCAATAACTTTAGGAACAATCGCACTCAAATGATTTGATAGCGTGAACTTGGGAACGGTAGCTTGCGCCACGTTTCCGCCTTCGAATGCTGAACTCTGCTGCGGACTTTGCAACACGATATCAGAGAACGTCCACTGAGACGACCACTGATTAATGTTTGCATAGTTGTCTGCCATAGAAGCATCATCTATTACGAGCTTCAATGCAGCCGAGTCACTATATTGATAGGTGTCCGTTTCCGGGTCCTTTTTCAAGTCTTCATCGGCTATGTACGGAGCGGCAACAACTGTTTGTCTTGCTAGTTCGGCCACTGCGCTTTGGGTTAACGCTTCTGTCATTTAGGCTCTCATTCCGTTTCCGCCGAATATAGACTTAGCTATATTTCCGTACGGAGACGGAGATTGTTCTGGTTCGTACTCTTGCCGTTGACTGTTTGCTATTCCGGCATTATGGTTAGCACCAAAGTACATTTGATGCTGAGCGTTAAGAAGCCAAGTCGAGTACTGCTGCTCTTCTCTTTCCGCTCTTTCTAATAATTCTTTCTGGCTCAACGGAGCACTGCTCGGTAGATATCTGGATATAAAAGACATTGCGTCCGGAATATCATCTTTTCTAAACTTCGTACTCTTATCACCTTTGTAGGCTATAAGCTGTGCAAAAGTCTCTTCATTCCATTGACCGACAGCGAAATACAATCTGTCTGCCTTCAGAAGAATTTCCAAAGATTTAATTCTGTTACGCTTTGCGTTTTCTTCGTTCTCAACTCGGTGCCAGTAAATATTCGGAATAGCTATACCGAACATCTGCTTTGATTTGTTTTGAACTTCGTTCTTCAATAGCTCCAAACCGCCGGTATCTTCGACCTGATTTACTCTTGGTCTCCATCGGTTATTCAGGGTTGCTACTTGAAGCGCTATCTCGGATTGCGTCCACTTGCCGTAAACTACTTCCACGACAACGACTGCAATCTGATTATCTTCCGGCTTCTGGAATATCTTCATAACTACTCCAGTCGAATAATCAGAAGATTTCTTAGCCTCTCTAGCCGTGTCCCAACTGATAATTGTTTCGCCGACCATTCTTTGAGCCGTCATAGGACTCATCAAGTGGCCTTTCAATAATTCTTCCGTGAAATCTACTCTGAAGTTATCACCCCAAGCAGGTTCGTTCAATTGCTGACAACGAAAAGTCTGTTCGTTGTTAATCAATATTCCACGAAGGTACTTGAATGTGGCGTGCTCGGGGAAAGTCAGCGTAACCATATCTTCGGTTAGCTCTCTCAAGTTTTTCTTGGCTACGTGTACGAAATCAGGCTTCACATACCACGCTGCGCCGACGAAATACTTCAAACCCGCTGTATCCGGGTCTACCTTTGCTTTCTCTACTCTCGTTCCGTAGTAATCATCAGGGTAGTATCGAGTGCCAAGCATGTCCACCTTACCCCATGTATCACACAGGTTAAGAGTGTTATCAATTTGGTCTCGAAGTTTTTCTCTGGTTACTGGTGTGGCGCAATTGTTGTTTGATACAACGTCGTCAAACTTCAATACATCGCAATGCCATCCCGATAGAACAGAGTCAATAGAGTCCGCCCAAAGAGAAGGGTACGTACGCTCACGTCGTCTAGCAGGGCACCACAAATCTTCCGCCGATGTTCCATCTACTCCACGAAGAACATATTCGGGAAACAGCATGTGCAACGGTTTAGGTTGTGCGCCTTTAGCTAAATAAAATTCTTGTTTAATTTGCTCAACGAATGTAGACGCCAAATCTCTTGCGGCGGTCATAATCATCATTGAGATATCAGGACAGGCCAGCAACCACTGTACTGCGTCTGCACGGCCTATCGTTGACTTGAAGAAGGCACGAGGATACAAGAGAATCATAAATCTCATGTAGTTATCCATGTCTTCTAATTCTTGAACAGACTTAGGAAAATAATTTCTTTTTTCCTCATCCCAAACAGTCGGGACACGATTCTGGCGCAAAATAGCCGCCTGAACCTCGTCTAAGTTGTAATCTTCTCTATAGACTCCATCAAAATTTTTCTGGACGAACTGGTCGCAGACTATTTGATGAGTTGCCTTGGTCAGTTTGGTGTTTCCCAAAACCGCTACGTTCAACCAAAACAAATCTTTCCTTGCTTGGTCTCTAGCATACAACCACTGGTCGAAATGCAAATAACCTTCATCATGGAAGTGCGTATCATAATAATCATACGTACCGGTAGGTTTTTTCTTTGTGTTAAGAATCTCTCTACCGATAATACGACGAGTCTTAATAGGCTCTATCGATACTTCCTTTACCTTCTTCTTTGCCGCTCCACGGGCTTCTTCTTCAGGAGTCAACTTATCGACGCCGATGTAAAGAAGCCACAACTCTTTAATAGACAAGCCTTCGCCACGGAATCTAACTTCCGGATTTCGTATGCAGTCCATAATTTCGGGGTCAACATTCTTGACAGTTATTTCATCTACTGTCGTAGCTTCCATATCGACTTCGGTTTCTTCAACCTTAGTTCGTATTAGCTTGCCCCAGAATTGTGTCTGCTGCTTTGCACGGTAATTTACGAAATTATTGTCTTGCTTCGCTTGTCCTACTAGAGCCATTGGAACTCCGGGTTATTTCATTGCATCTACATATTGTTCTACATTCTTTCTTTTTGATTCTAATTCGTCCCCAACTGTCGGAACTTCTTTCGCAGGCTTATGCACTAAACTATAAGGCGCATTTGCATACTCATGCTGGTACATAGGACCGCCGGTGCTATGTTGAAACTTATTTGCATTATCGAGCGTTTTCTGTGCAGAATGCAATTTTGATGCTACTCCACCGTCGGTTGCCATTTATTGCCCCTGTACGACCTGAACACCATCTTGGTCTTTCTTTTGACCGCCGAACATATTTGAAACTCTATTCACTGCATACGGCGCAGTTGCAAACCCGCTCAACCCAGTTATCGCCAAGCCGTCGGGAAGACCGTGAGTCTTGACAGTCACGTAGACTAAACAGAAAATAGCAGCAACAGCGTGTGGTATAGAAAGCAATCTTGAACTGCTCGGAGTACCATTATCACTGAATGCCTTTTTCAGGAAATCTATATGTGACGCCAAGTATCTCGAAACAATCTCAGATATTTTTACAAACGCCGCATGAAACATTAATGTTTAAAACCGCCCATCGTGTGAGCAAAATTCGCCATATGGCGAACATGCTCATTCTTTGAATTACGTGCTGACTCTAACTTCTCAGCCGGAATCTTTTCACCTTCTGGAATCCCTAGCGCACGATGCAAACCACCCTTTCGTAGATGATGCATCGCACGATATAGGCTTACATTGTGCTTTGCCATGTTAAGCTCCCGGCGCTGCTGCAGGTGCTCCGCCCATCGGTGCTGCAGCGGGTGCCGCTGCTGGCTCGCCTTCGCCCGGGTTAGGAGCGGAAGTATGGTCCATCATTCCGTCCATCATTCCGTCGTGGTCAGCCGCAGCATACTTAACATCCTTGTGTGGCCCCTCTTCATGCTCGTGATGCACGGTGTGAGAACCATCTTTATGATGTTCGATATGTGTCTTGTGAAACTTGTGCTTTTTCATTTTAATCCTCAACTTACCATGTGCTTATCTTTCTCATCATGGCTCTGCTTGAACATAGCTTTTGCTTCATACCCCTTGGGAGTATGAAACACACCTACGATTCCTCCGGGTTTAACCTTCACGTGATTATGGTCTCCGTGAAGATGATGCCCGACTTGATGAATCGTACTGCTATGCCCGAACACAACAGTCGGTCTTCCAGCCTGTTGTCCACGACGTATCGCCATATCAATCTTTGGATTGACACGGTTTCTAAACTCATTTAGAGTCTCACCACCGGGAATTTTCTCATCCGGATTATTCTGGTAGTGAAGAATCTTCTTCATGTTCTCTTCATTTTTCGGTTGTCCGGCAAAATCTCCGATATTAAAAGGCTCAAGCTCTTTAACTGTCTTTGATTTCTTTCCCGGCATTGCTATCCGTGCGGTCTGTTTGCTACGCTTCATTCCACTATCAAAAACGTCTCTAACTCCGTGTCCTTTTAAATGCTGTGAAAGCTGTTTTGCATCGGCCTTTCCAGCATCATCCAAGTCCACGTCCATCGGACCTCTAAACTTATTCTCGCCGTTGAGCGTCGTAGAACCGTGGCGCACAAACATTGCTACCAATTTATGAGCCATCTTCACTCCCATTCTTACGTTTGCTTTGCTTTCCTGTTAGCCCTAGCACGAACGTATTCTGAATCCTGAACTTTAGACGGAGTATTTTTATTAGCGCCTATGCTTAGTCCTTCAAACTTCACTTTAGGCTTATCCGACGGCAATAGTTTCTGGGCTTCTCGCCAAGAAATATTCTCACCTTCGTGCCCGTCGCAACAGTCATCCCAGTCAACGCTTCTTCCTTTGTGTTCAGACATTGCGTTACTTACTTCATCTTGTTCCTTGGACATGAGAGCGCAATCGCCGTCTACACCCTTACCATCCGTGACTACGAAATGTTTGCAAGGTGCGCCCTGTTTAAAGCCGCCGCAATTTGTTCCGGTAGAACTCCTAGCCCACTCCAATCCTGTTTGGTCTGCTGCTTTGTCACCTAATGTCGTGACGTTATAAACAACTTGGTCGTCTCCCACTGCAAGAGGAGTTCCACCACGTTGATAACAACAAACCGGAGTATAAGATTCTCCATTTTTCACGACTCTATCAATAACAATATCGGGGCCGTGAATCTGGCAACGTTTCTGGTTTATATACAAGAAAGGACAATTGAAACAAGACTTAGGTTGGTCTCCTGTATCTTTGCCGCCGACGAACGCAAGCGCCCATCTCTGCACACCATGAGCGGATTCAATTTGTATTAATTTACCCGCCATCTCAATCCTCTTTAACTAGATTCTTTTCTTGCTTCTCGGGCGTGCTTATAAGACGCTGTCTTATGAACGTGCTCAG